TCGTAGTCTTTGTGTAAAATCTCAATCCATCCTGATTCAAAATCAACCCATCTTTTCTGTATTTCCAAGTGCGCAATTTGTTTATCTTCTACCATTAAAGAATCTAATGCGGCTTTGGTTAAGTTGTCTATGTCAGGTTTGGATTGGTGGAATCTGCCGTGATGTAATTTCTTTTTTTTCTTTGACCAAGAAGGTGGTACTGGAATAAAAAAAGTTATGGAAGCTCCTATTGGGGGAAGGATAAATTGTTTGGCTTTGGCTTCGGCTAAAAGGTCAACTTTGTACTTGTTGTATTTTTCTAATCGGAGTAGTCTGCTTAAACCGGAGGGGCGTAGTTTTTCTCTTGGGATTCTAAAGAATATGGAATCACCTTGAGTTGCCCTAACGTGGGTTTGAGGGGTTATGTTAAGTATTACTTTCTTTTGCATTAGTTCTATCTTTTACAGCTTTTAACAGAATAAATTCTACTGTCTTTGTTACCGACCATTTTTTTCTTTCAGCCAATTTTACAAGTTTCTCGTGAACTTCTGGGGTTAAATAAATTGTTGTACGCTTCATAGTGAATCATTTTGATGCAAGATACATCATGTTATAACATTTTCCAAATAATTAGTGTAACGTTACGCTTTACAAAGTTTTCTATTAGGAAACAAAAAACCTCCTTTTTAGGGGAGGCTTCGCATAAGAAATTGAACACTTTTATCTGATATTCTTTATGTAATTGGCTAATTGTTCGTCCTTTCTTAAAACATTATCTCTCAAATCCAAAACCCTTTTACCGTATAATGGATTCTTCCTCATGTCAATACCTTCTTTTGGTAATGGAACTCCGTATATGCTTTGCATTGCAAAACCGTGATATCCCTTTTCTGTATTAGGTGTAATTTTTCCCAACCCGTTGTACGTTTGCATTCTTAATGCTGGGTCTTTTATTCCTAGTTTATCAGCATATTTCATCTTGGACATATAAGCTCTCGCAAACATATCGTATTCGTCACTAACGCCTTCTTCCTCTGTTTCCATTTTTGTTGGGATGTCGTTTATTATCTCATTATCTGACATTTTTATTTGTCCTAATCCTTCTCCTTTTCTATTTAACCCTGTTTCCTGAAGTGATACTGATAATAAATCGTATGGGTCTAAATTGTATCTTTTAGCTGCTTTTACTATTCCGTATATATCTTTTGAAGGATACTTTCCGCTTACTAAATCCCTGTTTGGGTTTATTGCTTTACCTGTTGTGGCGTTTACTTTTCTATTATCTTTTAATTCGTAATCTCTTGGCATTACAAGTCCTTTCTTTGCAACCGGTGCTGTAGGTGTAACGCTAAATACTTTTTTAAGAAAATCCATTATTGGATTGCCTTCGTTTTCGCTATGAATTGTTTCTGATATTGCGTCTAACTCTGCCATTAAGATTTTTTATGTCTATTTGCAAACATTCTTGCTTGTGCAATTGAACTAAATCCCCACGCTTTTAATGCTAATGCTTTCCTTGTAGGTTCACCATTTGGTTTTTTCATTGCGCCTTTCATTCCGGCAAATCTTGCAGCAAAAGAAACCCTGCGTGGATTGACACCTGACTTTACTGGGGCTTTTAGGTTACCTCCGGTTTCGGCATTATATGATGCTCTGCCTTTTTCGTTCAGTCCTCCTTTCGGATTTTTGCCTTCTGCCCTTGTCCAAGCTGGTGTCTTACGCATTACTTTTTTTCTTTTGCTTTAATCTTTTTTTCTTGCTCAAGCATTTCTTTTGTTGGCTTTTTACCTGAACCTGATTTAGCTCTGATATTATTCCAAAGGCTATTCGCAACTCCTAGTTTGTTTAATTTCCCTTTCATACCACTAAATTAAGGATTTCCTAATATATTTGGTTCATTTTTTGTATCAATTATATCAATAAGTGGCTTTCCACCGGTGTCTATTATTTCAACTTCTTCTCCGGCAAGCATAGCGTCTATTGTTTCCTCTATGATTTCTCGCTGTTCTGGGGTCAATAGGGCAACTTTCTCGTTAATGGCGGGTACTGCAAAGACATCGCTTAAAATCTCCTTCTTTATGCCATCTCTGACCGATTGTGTTATATGCGGATGGGTTATGGTATCCTTAAATATCCAATTAATCTTGTTTACATGGCTTAAAAATAACCTAGCGCCACTTGATTCAGGGTATTGTCTAATAAAATCATCGTAATGTTCTTTTGCCATCTTTAGATGCTGAATAGCACTTACTATGTTTGCTCCGTTCATTTATTAAAGTTTAAATGCTTGTATTCTAGTTCTTGTAAAAATGTTCTCGCTTTGAGAACTTTTGCTTTTGCCTTTTCAATCAATTCTTCATTTCTATAAACAGGAAATAAAAGTATTCTTTCTTCTAATGGAGCGTTTGAGAATATCATATTTCTTTCTTTCTCGTTCCATTCTTTTATAAACTCTGGTGACTCTTCGCTAACAACATCCATTTTTCTTAATAAAGAATACTTTGCAGAATTTCTAATATGCTCCGGAGTGTCAATCAAGCAATAAGCAACGCAAGCTTTATCTAATCCTAATAAATCCATATATCCATTTACCTGCGCCTCGTATGTTGAATCTAATTTATCAGGTATGTTTGAAAGGAATGTAATCCAATCCCAGCTTGACTTTGTATCATATACTATTTCGTCAATAACATCAGGAGTACCTATAAAAAAATCATTACTAAATACTTCAGTATTTTTACTTAACGGTCTTTTTATTGTAAGTGATAACATATCTATTGCTTCAGGCTCTACTGTATTACCCTTGTCTGTGTATTTGTTATCAATCTCTTTTTTAAATCCGTATTTTTTATTAGCATACACTTCTATCAAATGCGTCTTTGCTGTTTTAGAAAGTTCGCCAGATTCTTTATCTGCCTTTGATATAGGTTCGGTTAATAATTTACCAATGCTACTGCAATGGATTAGTGTGTTAAAAAATTCCATTATTTTATGCTTTTTAGTTTTTTGTTATAATGTTCTAGTAATTCCGGATTGCTTTTTGACATCAGCTCCCAAGACTTTAGCTCTGCTCTTGTTTTACAAGCATCTATAAATTCTTTAGTTTTTTCAGTTAATGTTTTCTTTGATTGGGTTGGAATAGTTTCTACTTCAATTTGGTCTTCATAGAAATAACCTAAATCTTTTAGTTTTGCTACATTTTCTTTATGATATTCTTCAACTAATGATTTAGCAGCTTCTAGGGCTTCTTTGGCATCTTCTCCGGCGTTAATAGCCACCTCTACGCCAATCTTTTCTGAAGCGTAATTTCCTAAATTAAATGTTCTTTGATAATTGATTACTTGGATGTGCATAGCAGTTGTGTGTTTTAAAAAATTGGCAGCAATCTCATCATTAATTGTCTTTCTTTTTTATGAAAGAGCTTAAGTGTAGAAATTGCGTACCAATTAGGGGATTTTGATTTTTAGTTGAAGCCTATCTAACTCTTATTACTTGTGTTGTGTTTTCAATGACTTTTATCTTAAAGATTTTGTCTTTGTGTTCTTTTTTTCTTTTTAGATTTGAAACCATTACAGCAATAGATTTATATGGGTTAGTAAATTCAATAATTTCATTCACTTCTAGCGTAGAAACTTTACTAGAAACTGAATCTGGGTTAATGTGTCTTGCCATTTTTGATAATTTTTAACAAAGTTAAGTTAATTATTTTAAATTAAAAAACTATTTTTAAATTAATTTTGTTGCCTAATAGGGAAACTTTTGTTACCAAAACGGGAACTTTGTTTCTTATCTGCATGAATATTCTGAAAAATTCATGCAATAGTTTATAAATTGGCAATATATGTCTAGTTTTTGATACTAAAAACTTGACAAATTCGGAAGTGAAACTCGGACAATATCCGAATTAGTGTCACTAATTTATATAAATATGTGACAAAGTAAGGGGTAATTCGGTTATATCTTGTAACATATAAAAGGTAAAAATGTTACAAAATAGGTGCAAATGAATATAAATGGGCGCAAAGTAGTAATAATACTACCCTAATAGCAAAAAATGTAAACTCTGCAAGTTTTGATATTATAAAATCTTGTTGTACCTAAATTATAAAGTCAAGCTATTAGTTGACAACACCCCTTCCTGTTGTCAAGTTATTACTTTACTCAATGGAGTGAGTAATTTTACTCAATCAATAAATATTCATATATCAATCAAAATGAGCCGTAAATGAGCGATAAGCGGCTCAATATTGAGCGATAAAGTGCCTTATAAAGCACAAAGCATATCAGAATGTGCATTTTATGACGCATTATGCACTCATTAGTGTCAAATAATGCACTTTATGGTGGATATTTTCATCGCAAATCCGCCAAACCCTTATAAACATTCGCTTTAGCGAAAAAATTTTCCAGAACACTTGGAGATAGGGGGGGTAACGCTACAGAAACGGGGCGGGTCAACCAAAAGGGGAACTCAAGCAAATCAAGGTACGGGGGGTCGGGTTTTGGTTTTCGGATTCGGTTTATATGGCGTAGTAATGATTGAGGGTCGGGGTGTCATGCAAAGCAGTATGGTATTGGGTTTCCTATGTGGCGGTGGTAAGGTAGTGAGCGGATTAACCATGCACTTATCACCTAGGGTAATGGGGTATACTATGTATGTGCTAGCCTATCTATATGGTGCTATATGTGGGGTGTTATGGTATTGGTAAGGATGTAGGTATTAAGTTAATTTTGTAGCTACATTTCAAAAAAAATTATGTTAATTTTGTAGCTACAATTCAAAAATTATATTAACTTTGTAGCTACAATTTAAAAATTTAAAAAAAACACTATGGATTTAGAATTAATTTTACAAACAGCAGCGGAATGTTTAGCTCTTAAACCAGATTTATCTCAAAAAAATCCTGATGGCTATGATAAGGCTATTTTAGGATTAACTGACAATGGGCAATTGGTTTATTCAAAGGAAATTATGGTTGAACTTTTAAGAGAAGAGGATAAAGAGCTTTCAGAAGAAGATGCTTGGGAGTTTCTTGAATTCAACACATTTTGTGCCTATGTTGGCGAACAAACTCCCATTTTCGTAAATACTTATTAATTTATGGCAAAAAGCAAACCAATTGGAGTAAGATTTGACTTGGAAAAGTTAGAATTAATCCAAAAAGAACAAAACTTGGCATCACCTCAAGCGGTGGTAAATTATTTTTTAGATGGGTATAAAAGTATTGATTTTACATATGGCGTCCCTAATGTTTTAGCTAAAAGAGGCGCACCATTTAAAAATATGCCTCCTTATGACAAAAACAGCCCAAAATCAGAGGTTAGTTCCAAATTGGAACAAATACCAGTTGAAAACCAAAAAACGCCTCCAAAGGGCTTAAAAGGGCTAGATTTAATTATTTGGAAATCTGAAAATTTGTAATAAAATATATAAAAAAATACTACTTTTACAAAGTTCTGTGTTTTTTTGATTGATTTTTTAGTTGAAGCCCTCCTTTTTAGGAGGGTTTTTTATTTGTTTTGGTTATAGGTTTGGTTATAATATTCTTCTGCTTCTATATCTGTTGCACCACCAATATAATTACAAGATTTCGCTGCATCCATTATCTGCTCTTTTTCTATTTCAAGCATAGAATTGTAATGTTCTAATGGTATATTATAACCATCTTTTTTTAATTCATCTAAAAATTGCATCATTATTGTTTTCATAATATTGGTTTGTTATAGGTTTGGTTGTAGTACTCCCATGCTTTATCTATATGTCCTACATCCGCATGATGCCCATCATTAAATGCTTTTACTATCTGCTCTTTTTCTTTTATAATTAAAGATTTAGCATAGTCAATAGTTCCTTCTATTGCACCACACGCTTGTAGCATTTCTGCATTAGATAGTACTTTATATCTTAATTCTAAATCTTCTAACATTAGTTGCATTGCTGTTTTCATAGGTTATTTGTTTTGGTTATTATTTTTAATATAAAATAGTATTGAATATCCAAATATTATTTTGCCTCTATAACCATATCTCCTTGAAAAAAGAGCATCTTCAGCTTTAATAATATCAAAGTAAAACAACTTATTATTTATGCAAAATATTGGCTTATACAATTCTTCTAAATCTTTTATTTTAACTTTTCGCATTGGTTTACCATCTTTATATACTAATTGTTTCATAGGTTATTTGTTTTGGTTATAGTATTCAATTAATATTTGTGGTATTTTTCTTTTTTCTTCTTCTGCAACATTTGGATATATCCTTATAAATTTTTCTATTATTTCATCAAAGCAATTCATATCTATAAGGTCAATAACACTATTATCAAAATTAGTATGGCAACTATTACCCCAAAAACAAAGCTCAACCCAATTGTCTGGATGCGTGGCTACTGAAGGGAATAATCTTTTTGGCAATATATGTGCTATGCTATAATGAAACTTTTCATCATCTTTTTTTGATGATGGATTATTGCAATTAGAACATACACCCTTCATTTCTTTTCTTCTTTCCTTAAACCAATCCCATAATTGCTCTTTATCTTCTTTTATATTTTCGTGCCTATGTTTTATAATTCTATTAGCCGTATCCTCAAGCGTTGCGTGTTTTTTACACCTGCTCTTGCTAAAATTATAATCATAACAACCACATTTTAGTTGTTTTTTCTTAACTATTATTGTGCTATATGCCATTTTGTTTGTTATTTGCTATATCGTTTAGTAATCTTGTTAATGGTATTAAAAATCCTTTGGAAGTATTATTATCACCTCCATTTTTAAGGAATAAGTTTTGTTTAAAATAAACCCTACAAACATCCTTTAAGGCTTTAGTTGGAAATATTAATGACGAATCAAGTTCGCTCATTCTGTAAATCCAATAGTCTGCAGTGGTGGTTGCTAGTCCACTAGGTTTATCTCTTGACTCGTATTCAATAAATAAATTTCCTGTCTTATGTATCATTCTATCATTTTTTACTTCTATAAGTTTACCATTAGAAAACAATTCATTTACCCAATCTTCGGCTTTTTCTCCAAAGTTTAAATCGTGCGTAAAACTAGATGAGTATTTCATAAGTTATGTGTTATATGCAAAAGTAATTAATATAATTAAATAAATAAAAAATATTTTTCAAAAAATAAATTTTGCAATTAAAAATAAAGTTCATTACTTTGCCTTTCAATCAAAATTATTTATGAAAAACTCAAATGTCAAAGACGAGATTCTTCTCTATCTTGAACAGGAAGAACGACCATTAGCTTGGCTTTCAAGGAAAACAGAAATACCATATCCAACACTTTATTCAATTTTTATTCAAAGGATAATGAACCTTTCTGATAAAAATTTGGCTACAATTAACAAAGTGTTAGACACTGATTTTATTAACGATTAATTACAAAAAGATGGCTAAAAGATTTACCGACACTGAAAAGTGGAAGAAGCCCTTTATAAGGGGCTTACAAGGGGCTTATAAGCTCCTTTGGTTATATATCTGTGATGACTGTGACCATGCAGGTATTTGGCAAGTTGATATGGAAGTTGCTGCAATAAGAATTGGTGAAAAAATAGATATAAAAGAAGCAATTAAAAGTTTTGATGAAAAAATTATAATTATTGATAAAGGCAATAAGTGGTTTATACCATCTTTTTTAGAATTTCAGTACCCATCTGGTTTAAATTCAGACAATAGAGCGCATAACTCTGTAATCATATTGCTTGAAAAATATAATTTAAGAATATCTAAAGATAAGCCCCTTATAAGCCCCTCGGAAGGGTCTATGGATATGGATATGGTTAAGGATATGGATAAGGATATGGTTAAAGCAGAAAAAAAAGTAAAATTTAAAGAAAATATTTTATTGACACAAAAAGAACATTTACAGCTTGTTGCAGAATTTGGCGAAAAGCATGTAACTGATTTTTATGAATACTTGGCAGCGTATAAAATAGAAAAATCGTATAAAACAAAATCAGATTACCTAACTATCAAGAGATGGGTCGTAGATGCCATTTTAAAGCAAAATAAGACAGCTTCTCCCAAGATTGGTAATAAGTATCAGAACGAATTAGAAACCGCTAGAAACGCCTTTAAACCAATATAAACGATGATTACCATTTTTAAGAACATTTTTTCCAAGGAACCAAATTACATTTCTGTTGAAGCTGCGTTAAAAAGAATACAGCAGGGTAAAAGTAAAACAACCGTAGAGGAAATTAGAAAAACGATTGATAAGGAGAAAGCAAATAAGATAAAATTAAACCTTCCGTCTATTTGCTTTAGTGGAAAATTTGGAGCAGATAGAACTGATGCCCAATTAATTCAGCATAGCGGTTTTGTTGTGCTTGATTTTGACAATATCTTTGAATTAAGGGAAAAGCAAACTGAAATCATATCAAATCCCTTTGTTTATGCTTGTTGGATTAGCCCTTCTGGAAATGGATTGAAGGCATTGGTAAAAATAGCTAATGGGGCAAAGCATAGAGAACACTTTCAAGCTTTACAAGAAGTTTTTCCCGAAATTGACCGAAGCGGGATTAATGTAAGCCGAGTTTGTTATGAGAGTTATGACACCGAAATTTACATAAACGAAAATGCTGAAGTATTTAAGAAAATTAAGAAAACAGAGAAGGTTGTCGTTTATGAAAAGAATGATGATGACGAAAAGATTTTTAAAAATATTGTCACTTGGCTTTCAAATAAAAATGAGGCTTTTGTAACCGGAGAAAGAAATAATTTCATTTTTAAATTAGCATCCGCTTGTTGCCGTTTTGGAATTAATGAAATGACCGCTAATTCAATGATTCATAGCGAGTTTTTGACTAATTCTGAATTTACAAAAAATGAGGCTAATAGGGCAATCCGTTCGGCATACAAAGCTAATTCGGGTAATTTTGGTAGCGCATCTTTTGATAAAGAAATATTGGTAGATAAGGTTTCAAGGAGGGAAGTTGAAGTTGAAAAAGCAGTATTTGATGAAGGGTTAAAGTTGAAAGATGTTATTTACGGAATTGATGTAAAGGAGCAAGCTTTAAAAATTTATGATGAAGGGTATGCTAGAGTTGATGGTATTGGAGTTCCTGAATTAGATGAAAGATTTAAACCAAAGAGAGGGGAAATTACCGTACTTACAGGAATAGGAAACTATGGTAAATCTTCATTTAAAAAATGGTATCAAGCTATGAGGATAATGTTGTACGGGGAGAAGTTTGCTACATTCTCGCCAGAAGATAATCCGCCTGAAGAATATTACCACGACTTTGTTGAGATAATATTAGGATGTGATTGTAGTCCTGCCAATCCACACAGACCAAGTAAGCAAGTGTATGAGTATGTTTACGATTTAGTTTGTCATCATGTATTTTATGTTTACCCAAAGGATGTGTCACCTACTCCTCAATACATAATGGAAGTATTTTTAGAATTAATTGTCAAGGAGAATGTTGATGGTGTTGATATTGACCCGTTTAACCAATTGACAAACGAATATCAAAAGTTTCAAAGAAGTGATAAGTATTTGGAGTGGGTATTGTCAGTGTTTTCAAGATTTTCTCAAATAAACAATATTTTCTTTTGGATAATTGCGCATCCAACAAAAATGCAAAAAGCAGCCGATGGTAACTATCCATGTCCTGATGTATTTGATTTAACCGATGGAGCTATGTGGAATAATAAGATGGATAATATCCTTGTGTATCATAGACCATTTGCGCAAACAGACCCGCAAAACCCATCATGTGAATTTCATAGTAAAAAAATAAGAAGGCAAAAGATTGTTGGTAAAAAAGGCTTTATTTTGTTCCAAATGTTTTTCCAAACTAGAAGGTTTTTATTTAATGGATTAGATTCATTGCAGAAGATTATAAACGATAAAAATATAATTTTAAGACCAGATGTGGCAGTTCAAAAGACATTTGATAATTGGGTACCTTATAAGGATGACAACGGAGAAGATGTAAATTTTTAATATAAAAACAAAAACAATGATTAGAATTTCTGTAATCGGAAGATTAGGACAAGACGCAGTCGTAAACAATGTCAATGGTAAAAGTGTAATTAATTTTTCAGTAGCTTACAGTGAAAAATTTAAAAACCAACAAGGAGAAGATACCGAAAGAACAACTTGGGTTTCTTGCGCCTACTGGACAGATAAACTTAATGTATCCAACTATTTAAAGAAAGGAACGCTAGTTTATACAGAAGGTAAGCCTGAAGCAAAGTCTTATCAAAACAATAAGACAAACGAAACCGTTCCTCAATTACATTGTAGAGTATCAACAATACAATTATTATCAAGTAGTAATAAAGAAGAAAACAATTTTTAATGTATATTCACGAACTTAAAAATATTATAGATGTCGAAACCCCTCTTGGTAAAGGAAAAGCAATCGCTTGGATTGACTACGGAACCGAAATCAACACTGTTTGGAAAGTCATATTACAGCACAACGGTATGGTTAGGAACTTTTACGACACAGACATACTTGTTTACCCCAATAAAATGGACGGCGGGGAATTAGATAAAGATTATTTCAAAAACAAAAAATAATGGCAAAACTAACCAATTCATCCAAAGTTACATTTGGAACAAAAAAATCAGGGAGAGCAAAAAAATCTTACAATAAAAGTAATCCAAGACCAAAGGCTTACCGAGGTCAAGGGCGTTAATTAATTAAAAAACACAAAAATTAAATTAAAAATGAAATTTAAACCATTAAACAAAAGGGTATTAGTAAAGCTTGACGAAGCAAAAATGCAAACAGATGCGGGAATCTATCTTCCGCAAACAGCTCAAAATGATTTTTCAACAGGCAAGGTAATTGCTGTTGGAACTGAAGCTGCGCTTGTTAAAGAAGGCGATAGAATAATGTTTGCCCATAGCGTAGGGGTAGATATTGAAGTAGATGGGGAGAAGTTAAGGCTAATCCCAGACGAAAGTTATATTGACGCTGTGATTTAATTTAAAAAAATGCCTTCAAAATTTTTGGGGGCATTTTAATTTTTAATAAATAAAAAAGTCTAATTTTATGCCATATATGCAAGCACAACCGGTAAATCATATTTTTTTAAGTTTAACAAAGCCTATTCAAGATACAATTAAAGTAGGTGATTTAGAGTTATACCTTGACGGGTCGTATAGACCTGAATGGAACGCTACAGTAGTAGGTGAAATTTATGGATTGCCAAAAAATCCAAAAGGAGATAATTCCAAAGTTGTTTCTAAATTAAAAAATGGAGATAAAGTTTTATTTGATTATTCCGTAGTTGCAGAAAGAAAATTTGAATCAGATGGAGGAAGTTTTACGGAAATAACAAAAGATAGCCCTTATTATCAAAAGTTTACAAATGGCAAAGGAGAAAGATTACTTATTGTAGCAATGCCGGGGAAGATAACTCATATTTGGGTAGGCACATTGCATGATAAAAGAGGTAATTTTGTTGACGGATGTCAAGGTTCTGAACATGATTTAAGTAGATGGAAGTCTCAATTTAGTTTTGGAGAAACGCAAAAGTTCTTATTTAAAAACTTAATTGACATAAACGATAAAGATGTTTGGAAGGCTGACTACAGGGACATTTATGCTAAAATAGTTAAGGATGAACTTATAACAGTTGGGGATAGGGTTATTTTAGAACCAATTGATGAAAACATACCAAAAGATGTAATTAAGCAAATGGGTATTGTTGATACTATTGAAGCAAAAGTTAGACTGGGGGATAGGGCAAAAGTTTTGTCAGCGCCAGATGATTCTAACTTAAAAAAAGGAGATATAATTGGTTTTGAACCACAATATCTTGAGAAATACGAATACGGAGATAAATCTTATTATTTAATAAAATCCCATAGAGCATTGGGAATTTGGGAGGAAAATTAATATGGCATACAATTTAAACGAGATATATAATTTCATGGTCTTTATTGTGCGTAAAGAAAGAGGTGTATTTGTTACAATACCGGAATTTGAGTCAACACTTGATAACGCACAAATAGAAGCTGTATCAGGCTGGTTTGAGCAGTATGGCGCAACGCAAAAGATTCATGACGCAATTAGAAAGCTTCGTTCACAAGTTCAATTTACTTCTGCGTCAGACGGGCAGGTTGATTTCGCTTCTGATTATTTACATATGATTGGGGGCGCATATACCGTTACAGGGAGTAGTGTAAATCCAGTAAGATTTGTAAACGAAGACGAAATAGCATTAGCTTTAAAAAGTCAATTAAGACCTGTAAGCACATCGTTACCAATAGCAAAGGATACGGCAACCGGATTCCAAATATATCCACAAGTTACTCAAACCGGTTTTTATAATTACTTGAGAAGACCGTTAAAGCCTGTTTATGGATATACCACTTCTGGAAGAACAATAAATTACGACAACGCTACAAGTACACAATTAGAATTTACGGATGTTTATATTAATAATATTATTTCAATAGCATTAAAGTTTTGGGGCATTAATATGGCTGAACAAGACATACAGGCATTTGCACAAAATCAAACGCAAGAAACTAAATAAAAATGGCTAATAGCACTAAATACCTTTTGGCTGAACAAGTACAAACCCGACTAGCCGGCGGATTCAGGGATGCAAGTCAACCTGTACAAAATGTAGATATAGTTAAAGCGATAGAACAAATTATCAACTCTATGTTTCAAATGCAGTATTACAATGCTACATTGCCAACAGGAGAAACTATTCCAGATAATTTAATGATAGCTTTTTATGAAAATATACCTGTAACAACTCTTGGCGATAAATCGCAAGCCGAACTACCAATTATTCCAATTTCTTTACCAAGAAATATGGGTGTTTATAGAGTTACAGACGATAAAGATAATGATTTTATTCCTGTCCCATTAGGGCAAGGAGCATTGTTGAGGGCTGATAAGTTATTGAACGATTTGTTGGGAAATGTTTGGTTTGAAATAAGAAAAAACATTGTTATTTTTTCAAAAGATATTTTATTGCTTGGCATTGATACGGTGAATATGTATTTGATTGTAATGGATATATCATTGTACTCAAACACTGACCCATTACCAATACCTGCAAGTATGGAAGAAGAAATTGTAGAGAAAGCGTTTGCTAAATTTGCTACAGTCATTCCTGAAACGGGCATAGTTAACAATTATAGTTCAGCAACACAAAAAATTAATTAGAAATGACTACAGCAAGTTTAGATTATATAGTTAAAAATTTCCTTTTAAAAAAAGGATACCCATTGCATTGGTATATGCAATTTATGGTTTACGCATCAGATTGTCTTCGTGATATAACATTTGACGATTTGCGTGTTATAAATACAAAAATACTTCCGGTAAATCAGGCTATTAATACAGCAGAATTACCTGAAGATTATCAGGATTATGTTAATGTTAGCGTTATGGTTGGGCAAAGAATACGACCATTAGTGCCTACTTTAACATTAAACCCATTAACAAGTTTAGATACAAATAGCAATTTTAACCCACAAGATTGGACAGATAACTTAACGCCTCCGGATTCAAACAACGGACAAGCTCAATTGTATTATGGCGCATTGCCGTATGCTCAATGGTTTACGGTTCATTATAATGATTTTGGTGAAAATATTGGTAGATTTTTTGGTTTAGGTGCAGGGTATCAAGAAGATACTTTTCAAGTTTTTAAAGAAAGAAATCAAATCCAAATAGACCAAAAATTATATGTTGAAAATGTAGTATTACAATATATTTCAGATGGTCAGTCAGCAGATGCTGCAACATTAGTAGACCCTTATGCAATAAAAACAATTCAAGCATATATTGACTCTCAATTGAAGGCTCATAATAGAAATTATAATATGGGTGAAAAGCAATTATCGCAAAATGAATACATTCGTGAAAGAAAGATATTGAGAGCAAGAAAAGCTGATTGGAGTGTTGAAAAAATTAAGAGGATTGTACAAAAGAATACAATGGCAGCGCCTAAATCATAATAGAAATGTTAAGAGATAAAAAATTATTTACTGGCGGAACGAATCAAGATGACTCATTGCATTTATTGGATGATGCTCAATACTTGAGGCTAATGAACGGGCGTGTTGGGATTACTCAATATGGTAAAAATTACCGTGTAGAAGGCGTACCCGGAACTACCTCCATAACGCAATCGGTGTATCCTCCTTATGGAACAAATATATGTATAGGAAGCTGTGTAGACATTGAAGGTCAAAGATTAATTTGGTTTGTATATAATACATTTGATGACCATGGAATTTATGCATTTGATTTTGCAACTTCTACGACATATGCTGTATTATATGATAGTCAGGTTCAGGGCGGATTAAATTTTAATAAAAATTACAGGATTGATAAAAATTGCAAGGTTAATCAAGGGTTACTTTATTGGACAGATAATTATAACGAACCTAAAAAGATTAATATTGATAGCGGTATAAAATTAAATTACCCGTCATATAATACTGATGCTAGAGCCTACACAAGTTTAACTGACTCTTATGAGATTATGTTAATAAGAAGACCGCCCGTGTACGCTCCTTCAATAGTAAAGCAATACGACAACCAATTTATAAATAATTTTATAGCAAATCGTTCTTGGTTATTTGCGTGGCAATATGTTTATTTTGATGGAGAAGAAAGCGTTCTTGGTGAATTTTCAGTTGCTTCTATGTTAAATCTAGTAGAGTTAGGTGTGCCAGAGTTATATAATCATATATATTGTACTTTAAATCTATTAGAAAAAATACCACAAACTGCAAGAATAATAAGACTTGTTGCTAAAGATGAACTTACCAATTCGGCAAATGTAATTAAGACATTTGATAAATTAATAGACGAACAACCATTTATAGCTCATAACAGCGGAGCAACACAGCTTTATTTTGATTATTACGGAGATGTAACAGGAGCTACTATTCCTAGTTCAATTGCTTCAAAGCCATTTGATAGCGTTCCCCTACTTTCAACTACAATAGAAAGTGCGTCTAATAGAATGTTTTTGGGTAATAACCTGTCCGGTTATGATACCCCAACTACAACATCATTAACTGTATCTGAAACAACGGCAATAGCCGGTGCTAATAAAAGGTTCTTTAAAAGTGAATCTTCTTATCAATTAGGTGTTGCTTTTTATGATAAAGCAAGAAGAAAGTCAGGTGTTATAACAAAAAATGATAACATTAGGACTACTCCAGAAAAAGTGTATACTCCAAATAGTAATTTTAATGTAATTCCTATAATAGCAAATTACGACTTTGCTGTTGATAATAATTTTGAATTTGATGTTGTGCAATTGGGTAATTTTACCGCAAGCGGAGGCGCACCCGGAAATGGAACTTCATTTACAGCTACATCCTCTTTTACTGCTGATATGTCTGTAAATATAATTGGTAATGTAACAGCGTTATCGCCCGGATTTACAGTGTTTAGAATAAGAATAATAAAAAATTATGGCTTACCGGCTATTGCAGAACAATTTTTTGATACAGCATCAATGGGGTTGCCATATTATTTTAATTCTACCTTGACTTTAAACAATTATGCTATAACAATTGGTGATGTATTTCAAGTTCAATTTATAAGTGCGGGTATTTGTGAATTGGAATGTTATGGCGGCTCACCTTTTACAATAGCATCAACTAGTACCGCATCAAGCAATGTGTTAACACTTAATTGGGCATTAAATAATAACAATACATTAAATGAAATACCTAGTTGGGCTTATTATTATTCTATTTTAAGAACAGGAAATTTAAAAACAAGATATTTTATAGATTCTTATAGTAGCACTAACAAATATGCATCTAAAAGCTTATCATTAACATCTCCTAACTTTGCTACTTATACTTATTCGGATACTTGGGACGCTACTACAACCAATGCGATAGCAATAGATACAACTGTATTATTACAATCCGGATTAGGGTATAATTATACAGAAGGTGATGTGTGTGTGCTTATTAATAGCAGTAGTGTAAGGTATGAGTTGCCGGTTATAGGTCAAGATGGAGCGTATATATTATTAAAATCAGCCTATTTAGTAAACTCATTATTAAATATTCCGTACATATACGAAATATATACTCCATACATAAGGGGAGAAAATGAACCCTTTTACGAGGTTGGTAATACATACGCAATAACAAATGCGGGAACTGTTAATAGGCAATATTCTACATTGTCTGGTAGTTTAATAGGTGATATTTTTGTATTTCAAAGACAATTTAATAATAGCGTATATTATTATGTAGAAGCAATGTCGCCAAATGACCTTTTTTTTAGAAATTGGTTTACTGACGAAGGGTTTGTTAATTTTGTTATTTTATTAGGGCAAAATAGAAATGAACACGAAATTAGATATTCTAATGTGTTTACAGCCGGAACTGAAAATAATGGATTAAGTACATTTGAGGCTTTGAATTATAAAACAATTCCATTAGGTACAGGTAGCATACAAAAACTACAATTAGCTTCAAAAACAACAGAACAGGGTGTTGTAATGTTATCCATTGGCTCTTTCCAAACTGCATCATGTTACTTGGGTGAAGTTCAATTAGTTGGTTCTTCTTCTAATTCATCTTTAGTTCAAGATACTGCTGTAATAGGTACAATTAATGTATTAAAAGGAATGTTTGGAACTACCGCTCCAGAAACGGTAGTTGAATATTTGGGTGTAATATTTTGGTATGATTTAAATAATGGAACTATTGTTCAATATAGCTCAAACGGGCTATTCCCGGTAAGTTCTTATAAGCAAGAGAAGTTATTTAAGAATTACGCAAAAGGTTATTTAGCAGCAAGCGAGGGTAATTTAGATAATATCAATGGATTTCATCATATACCAACATACGTTGACCCTTATCACAAAGAACTTGGTGTGACATTGCCGGGATTAATTTATGAAAATTATGCTGATACATTACCTAGTTATTCTTCAGTCCCATCTTACGCATCTTCTATTATTAATAGATTTGATATGTCTGATGGGTTAGCTAAAACCGTGACTTTTAATATTCAAGAAAACAAATGGGTAAGTGATTATCAATTCATTGCAGAACAATATGATTACTTTGACAATAGAATGTTTGGGTGGAAAAATGGCGCTTTATATGAATTTAATACAAATAGCTCTACGTGGAACACTTGGTTTGGACAACAATATCCTGTAAGAATATGCTGGGTTTTAAATAAGCCATTGAGCGGATTAAAGGATATGGCTGAAATTGTAATAGAAGGCAGTCAAGCGCCTGATTTTACAGTTATTTATACAACATTGCCTAATACGCAAATTACAGATTTGACAAGTTCTGATTTTACAAATCAAGAAGGTATTTTATATGCTAGAATATTAAGGGACAGGTTATCGCCAAATACAACAGGAACGGCAGACCAAAAGCTTAATACCGGAGATGTTGTACTTTCTCAAATCCCTCAAATTATGACTGAATTTCAATCTTACGAATCAATAATTTATGTTAATTTTGTTGATGTAGGGTTTAATTTATCAAGAGGACAAAATTTTATTCTAGGAAATCAATAAATTGTTTAATTTTAAATAAAAATATTATGTTCCCATTAATGACGGCTATATCAACAGGGATGAATTTATTAGGGTCTGTTAAAAAGTTAAAGTTAGGTCAGAGCCAAAATAAAATGGCAGATGAGATTAATCCTGAATGGAATAAGTATAGCAAAAACCCATTGGCTGCCCAAAATTTAGGGGCTGCCCAAAATTTATTTTACGGGAAAAATCGTGCATTTACACAAGCAGAGGCTAATATCAGACAAGCGCAATCAAACCAAATGTCAAATGCTCAAAGAAATGCAACAGATTCATCTACCTTATTAGCAACAGGAGCAGGAGCTGCTGGTCAAACTCAATCTGCTTTATCAAATTTAGCCGGTCAAGAATCTGGACAACAAGCAGGTCTTTTAGATAATTTAAGTAGAGCTTTTGCTATGTCTATTAACGAAGGAGATAAAGAAAACATTAGCGCACAACAAAAATATTTTGAAGATAAAGCTAATAAAGCGGCATTAAGACAAGGGGGATATCAGAACATGGGTAGTGCGTGGAGCGAACTTGGTGCAACTATTGGAGGACTTCAGGGATTTTTTAAAGATAAAGATGGTGATGACAGCGGTCAAAAAGACCAATATGCTGCATTAAGAGGGATGAATAGTAATATTGCAAATCAGCAGCAAAGAGTCGGGGCGAGTCCCGGATTGGCAACTCAAGATTTTACAAATGGGAATACTGGGAATAGAAGACCAATGCCGGCAAATATATCCCCTAATTATAGAGGAATTCCTATGGGTTCATTTGGGCAAAATTGGAATCCGATAACACCTTGGGGACAATAAAGCAATTTAAAAAAAATATATTATGGCAGCAGATGCAAGTTATGGTTTTGCTTTACCGGATTACTCTAAACAAATTAGAGAAAGTCAAGCAGCATTAGATAGAAAAAACGAAGAGCAAGCTCGTTATGACCAAGAGTTTGAATTAAAAAAAGGTGAGCTAGACGAAAGGAGAGCTGAACGAGAAGCTCAAGCTAGACAAAGAGGATTGTCGCAAATTCAATCTGGAGTTAGGTTAGACAGGATGCCTGTTGATGACCAAGCTTATATAGTATCACAAGATGCTTTGTCAAAGTTGCAATCTAATTTAATATCTAAATTAAATAATAAATCAATTGACCCCATTGCATTGCAGACTGAAATAAACGAGGGCATGAAGGGCATTACAAAGGCATCAAATACATTTATTTTAGAACATAATGAAGTTGATAAATTTGCAGATACAGTAGCGAAAGATAATCCATCAATAGATATCGTAAAACTTAAAAATAAATTAAGAGATGATGTTCGGAATAGGAGAATTAAAGAAGGGCAATTTGTTGACCCAAATCAAGTAGAAGATTCTGCGCTTATTGGTGAACTATCAAACCCAGAAAATTTATCACCATATATTACAGAATATAATGCACTAGATAATATAATAAAAGGTAAACAATCTTCTCGTAATATAGAGGCTAAACTTGGTACTCCTCAATCCTATACTACCTATTCAGGTAAAATGGGTTTTTGGAATAAGCCAACATTTGAAGTTGAACCTAGCGGATTTATAAAAAAAGGTGGAAAGATTCCATCTTTGACATATGGAGGAGTTGAAATAGCAAACGAACCGCTTCCAGCTAATTCGTTAAGTATGGTTGATGGCAAGAAGATTGATGAGCCATTAGATATGATTCCTCAAAGTGTATATGATAAATTTTTAACCGAAGGTGGAAATAATGCTCAATCTGAAATTGTTTCATTAGCGCAAAAGCAATTTACTCCAGAAGCGTACAAAAAATTTAGCCCACAAGAAAAAGGGTTTGCTAATAGAAATGCTTTATATAAATTTTTAAAAGATAAAGATAAAGAAGGGTTCGTGGGTTTATCCGAAAGCTCGTATAATCCTCCTCCATCATATGCTGGTCCAAGAGCAACAGAAGGAGAAAAAAGAGCTGTTATTATTGGTAAATACCTTGATACGTTAAAAAATGCGAGTCTTTCTGGTAATGAAGATGATATAACAAATGCTTTTGATAAGTTTTATGGGTTGAAAGGAGGTAAATATGAGTATGATGGAGTAAAAGTAGTTCCTGATAAAGACGGTAAAATTTCTCAAATTATAATTGGATTGAAAGATAAAGATGGTATAAAATATGAAACTTTAGATGTAAAAGACAAAAATTTTAAATCTAAATTAGGAGGAGTTTATCAAAAAATTTCAGGTAGTGAAACTGCTGCTGAAATTAAAGATTTAAACGATTTAGAAACAAAAAATAATGCTAAATTTACAGCAACAGGAAAAGGTGGAATTAAGATATTTTCACAAGATGGTGTAAATTGGGTTGATGCAAACGGTAAAAAAATACAATAATGCCAGATAACGATAAAATACAATTGCCTAAAGGATTTACGTTAGATGAATCTTTGGACACAGATATAAAATTGCCAAGTGGATTTACGTTAGATGAAGATGTAAAAAAAAAAGACCAACCTACACGTTCAGGATATTCGGTTACACCATTACCATCTCAAGATAAATTTGATATAGGAGAAGAAGTGTCTACTATTGGATATAAAAGTCCAATAGGTAAAGCTATTCAGAAAGATAAAATTAAAGGTAGTAATGTAGCCGGAGTATATAATACATTAGTTGGAAGTTTAGCATCAATTTCGGGCGGATTTACTTATATGGCTGATATACTTGGCGCTCAACCTTATATGCCTTTAAATGTAAGGGTTGCAACTGCGGAAGCAGATAGGAAGAAAGCCGTTAATTTTATAGAACAAGCTCGCTCATCAAGGTCAAGCAAAGAATTTGAGCAACAACAAAGTGAATTTGATGTTAGCCCAACAGAGGGTGGTGGTTTAATGAGTGGGGTAGACTGGGAGGATGTTAGAGGGTTGGCGTTTCAAGCACCTAAAACATTGTTAGAAATGGCTGCCGGAAGTATGTCTGGTGGTTTAACATTTGCTCAACAATCATTTAATGATAATGCAAAAGAATTAGAGGAAAGCGGGGAAGGTAAAAAATTAACCGATGTTCAAAAAGTAGGATATTTATTTGCACAAGCAGCGGCTCAAGCAGCTCTTGAAAAATTTTCTATAGATAAAATATTAAAAAATACAGGGTTAGCTAAAAGTATACAAAAGAAAATTACCGCAGAGGTTATTGAAGGATTTGCTCAAAAAGGCATAAAAGCTACTGCAAAAGAGGTTCAAGATGAGATGGTTAAAAAGGCAGCTAAAATATCTACTAAATTAAAAAATGTAGGTATAAAAGGAGTAGAAAGTGCTTTTGTGGAAGGAAGTACAGAAGGTATTCAGCAAGCGGCTTCGGATGCTATAAAAGTAGCAACTAATAAAATAGCAGAAAAAGAAGTTTTTAATGAAGAAGATATAAATAAAAACTTTTGGAAAAATGTTGTTAATAATGCCGTTATGGGTGCTGCAATGGGTGGCGTAACGGGAGCAGGGTTACAAGGCTTAAATAGTACTGACAAAGCGATTAGACAAGAGATTGCTAATGCAACAGGTGAAAAGAAGTTTTATGTTGATGATAAAGAAGTAACAGAAAATGAGTTTAGTCAATCTACAGGTAACAAGAAGGTTACCACTGATTTACAAAATATACAAGACCAAATCAACAAACAAGTAGAAGAAGGTAACTTAACCCCAGAAGAAGCAGAAGCAGCAAACATTACTGCACAACAATACGCAGAAATTGCAGGGAAGATTCCTACAACAGTATCAAAAGAAGATAAGTATAAAATTATAGGTGGTATTTCACAAAGAAATAGCTTACAACAAGATTTGCAAAAAGCTCGTGAAGAGATGATGGAAGTTGACCCTATATTTAGAAAAGAAAAGCAAGACCAAATTGATTTAATACAAGCTAAAATAGATGAAACGGGCGATTATTTAGAAGGTCTTGCAACAGGAAAGAAGCCAAGATATGTAAAAAGAGATGGTAAAAAAGGAGAAGAAACTACTTATTATAAAGTTAATGAAAATGGAGATAAAACTCCAATAAGTCAAGCTCGTTATGATTTAGCTAAAGCAATTAAGAAAGAAGATAGCAGAAAGAAAGCTCCTGTTGACGAAAATAGACGCAGAAGAGTAGAGCAATTTGATATATTATATGGTGTAAAATCAAATAATCCAGAATTTGATTTTCCTAATTCATTTGAAGAATTTAATAAGAAAATAGATAGCGACCCTAACTACCTTCCTGATTTATACAAGAGAGCGCAAAAGTACAAAGAAACAGGAGAAATTGCTGAAAATGAAATGGGTACAGAAGCATCTTTTATAGAGGCTATAAATCCGCCAGTAGAAAAAGATATTACAATAGCTGAAGTTGTAGATAAAAAAGGTACATACAAAGGGCAAAAAGGAACATTCTTGCAGGATGGGGATAGCATTGTATTTGAGAACGAGACTTCAGGAGAAAAATATGAAATAGGCAAAGCATCTGAAATACAAGAAAAACCGGCATCTGAATTTGATGTTAAATACGATGAGTCTTTGGTTTCAGTTGACGATAAAGGGAATATAAATGTAAGACAAAAGCCTTATATAAACAGATACTCAAATCCATTAAAAGCAATTAATAAGGATGAGAATGGAAATATAGTTTCCGTTAATCTAGAAACAGCTGATGGTAAAAAAAGAACATTTAAGGGAAGTATAGCTGAAGATATAGCTTATCAAATAAACTTGAAAGAAAAAAGTAAAAATGAGCCTAAAGCAGAAGTAGAAACAACAGTTGTTGAAGAACCAATGCAAGCAACAGAAAATGTTGAACCGTTTGTTGAAGTAAAAGAAGAAGTTGAGCCAGTTGAAGTAGTAGAAATACCACTTGATTTAGAAGAAAAAGGTGAACCAATAGGAAGCACATTAGAAGCTGAAAGAAGACGTAGTAATGGAGAAAGAATATTTGCAGTAACAGAACAAGATGAAGAACCTGTAGAAGTCACTTCTGTTGAAATGTTAAGGAGTTACACTCCTGACCAATTATTGGCTTATAAACCAACTGAAGTAGCTGAAGAAACAAAACCTGTTGAAATACCAAAAGAGGTATATAATCCTATAGTTGATAAAATAAGAAAGGGTATTCAAAAATTAAGTGATAAAGCTAAAATAAGTGTCTTAAAGGGTAAAAACTTTGCAAAAGCATTAGAAGATGCTGTTAAAACAGGTGGGGCTAATTTACAATCTTGGGGCGGATTTGAGAAAAAAGGATTTGAAGAATCACCTCAATGGAAAAAATTAATTGATGATGGTACTGTTAAATTAAATTTTGACATAAAAGGATTAGAAGGAAAACCAGTAGTAGTTATTAATCCTGATAATATGCTTACGGGAGAAGTCATTACAAAAAATGGTAACCCTATTGTAGATGGTAATGGTGGTATAAACTTTGTTACTAAATTTGGTGATGTTTGGGCATCTTCTGATAATGCTACAGCTAATACTTTAGCTAAATATATAAATGAAGCAAGACAAAAGGACATTGATGCTGGTGGAAATGGTACAATTCATGTTGTTGTTACAAAAGGGGATTTATCAAAATCTTTAACATCTCATACAGGTGCTAAAGCTGCAATGAAAGTTTTAGAATATTTTGTAGATAAAAAATTAGTTTCTTTATCTGATTTTAGAAAAGCATTAACTGAAGTTGGTAAAAAATATAATATAGATTTTGATGGTAGATTAGATGCTAAAGCTATTCACGATGATATATCTAAAAAATTTTTTGGTGTAAATGATTCTACATTTTCAAAAAGAGGTTTTTTTGTACAAGATATTATTGACCATTTAGCTAAAAATAGTAAAAGCGCTAAAGAAAATATTGGTAAAATAAGAGAATTACTTAATACTGAAGCTTTACCACAATCAACAGAAAGAAAAACAGGAGAGATTAGTTTTGCTAAAGAAGGTATAATTGATGCTATTGGTCATTTACTATCAGACAACATGACCGTTGGAGTAAAAAATAGTGAAGCATATGCAACTATTGAAATAAAACATCCAGTAAAAGTTGTTGATTTAAGTGGTAAAGAAGAAGGTCATGAAAGTTATCCATTTCATTTGCAACAATTTGATGAAAATGGCAATAAAGTTAAACCGGTATTAAATGTATTAAAAGAATCTCAACACGTTACAGATATATTAAATGATGCAAATAATAATGCTGTAGATAAAAAGGGAGGGGCGGGTAAATTTGGTAGTAATCAAATTGGGATGGCTAAAGGAGTAGTTAAACCAGCTTCTGAACATCCTAGTGGTGTTAATATGATGACAGATGCTACAGGAACGATTTATGGTTTTGAGCAAAATGGCAAAATTGTATTAAATGCTGATGTAATGAATGGTAATACTCCATTCCATGAAGCAGGTCATTTATGGTTAAGTTGGGCTAAAGAAAATAGAGAAGATTTGCATGATGCTGGGATGGCTAAAATAGAAGGTTCTAAATATCTTTCCGATGTTAAGAATAATCCAGTTTACCAAGAAAATGCATCTAAATTGCCTGAATCAGAAAGAGAAAATTATTTTAAATCAGAAGCTCTTGCAAAAGCTATAGGTGATAATGGAGAAAAATTTGTAACTGCTGCACAAAAAGCTGATTTTAAACAATGGTTAAAAGATTTATGGGATACAATTGCAATTCATTTTGGAATTAAAAATATGAATGCTGAACAAATATCTAATATGACATTAGATGAATTTTCTAAAAAAGTAGTTGCAGATATTGTTAGTCAAGAAGAACAAGTAGCAGCAGTTGATAAGCTAAAAGGAATAAAAAGCTTTAAAAATAAAAAGAATTTCATAAAGGATAATTTAAAAAATGAAGAAGATAAAAAAACGATAGATGAACTTGATTTTACAGAACAGGATTTAATTGAAATCGCAAAGTCAGAATTTGATTTACCAACATTTAAAAATATAAAAGATGCCGTACAAGAGCGAAGCACAGAGAAAATACTTCAACCAAAACAAGGAGAAGATGGAGAATCAGGGGGTGGACGTAAACGAATGGAACCAAGAGTCGAAGGGGAAACAACTACCGAAGAGGGTGCAGGCACAGAAGCAACACAGCCCGAAAGTACTACGGAAATCCCAGAAGAAATTGAAAATGTAGGATTGGATAATGGTGATGTAGATTATGTTAGAATAACAGCAGCAGATATAGGTGAATTAAGAAAAAGTCTTGGGCTTCCACCATATAAAGGATTACCTCTTGAAACTCATGAAATGTTAAGAGAAGCAGCTCAAGAGATGATTAAAAAAGGTGTAAGCGTTGAATCTTTGTATGATAAAATAAAATTAGGAAAGATTTTAACTAATTACGAAAATGCATTTATGGCTGAATATAGAGCTGCATTAGATTTGGAATTAAAAAATAATCCTTCTCCAGAATTATTAGCCAAGATTACTGAATTTGCTGATATATTCCAACAAAGTGCATCTCAAACTGGTAAGGCATTAGAAAGTTTAAAAATAATAAAAAAGCTTAACGAAGCTAACACATTATCAAACTTTTTATTAAGTAGACAAGAAGATAAAGGATATCCATTGACTCCTAAAATGATGATAGAAGAAACTGCTAAATTTGAAAAAATACAAGAAGCAAAGGAGCAATTACAAGAATCTGTTGACAATGATATTCAAGAGCAATTGAAAGCAGAGGTTGAAATGGAGTCAAAAAAAGAAAATAAAACAAAAGCTAAAAAATCTCATGAAGAATTTGTAAAAGAAAGAAATGATGCATTAGCAGCTGCAAGAGAAGCGGTAAAAAAAGTTAACAAAGGCGGTGGCGGATTGATGGCTTCTGCACCGGGATTACCTCAATTATTTGCAGTAGCTCCTCATATGAATAAATATGTTAGAAGTTTATTTGCCGAAGGTGTTTCTAAATTAGATGATATTGTTACTGAAGTACATAAAGAATTTTCTGGATTAATTGAAGGATTAACAAAAAGAGATGTAATAGATGTGATTGCAGGTAAATATAATCTTAAAAAGAAAACAGCTAATGATATAAGTGCAGGTATTAGAATGTTGCGCAGAGAAGCTGAATTATTAGGTTTACTTGAAAAAGCAAGACTTGGTCAAGAGGAAGCTAAATCTGAAGCCCAAATTCAAGAAAAAGGAAAAAGGATTCAGGAATTAGAAGCTAAAATAAAAGAGGTTAAAAAATTATATAAAGCAAAAGAATTATCAGAAGAAGGAGTTACTGAAGCTTTTAAAGAAAATTTAACAGATACTGAATACAATAAAAAAAGACAAAAATTTTTAGATAAAAAAATTGCAGAATTAGAAAGTGATTTAGAAAATAAGAACTACGATAAAGAAACAAAAGAAACTCCTAAATATACAATTTCTAAAAAGACAAAGCAAAAGATGGATAGGGTTATTGAGCTTGAAAAAGAACTTGCTATAGAAAGGTATAAAGAGCAATACAGTAAATTAAATAAGTGGCAAAAAGCATGGGAAACGGTAAAAAACATCACCGGTATAAGAAGGATAGTTCAAACTGCGCTTGATGCCTCTATTTGGTTTAGACAATTAGCAAAAGTGACATTAAACCCTAGAAAGTGGGATATTGCTGCAAAATTTTTATATGCCGGGTCTCAATCAGTATTTAGTCAAAAAAATTATGATAGATTAATGTATGGAATACAGCAATCTCCTGATTTTAAAAATATGGTTAAAGAAGGGATTAGATTTAATGATTTAAATGCAATTGATTCTAAAAATGTAAATGAATTTACAAATCCTCAAAGTATTGTTTATAAAATACCTATTATTAGAAATTTAATGGTTGCATCTCAAAGAATAGCTGATGCTTCTATGAATGTCGCCAGATATGAACTTTATCAAAAATATCAAAAAGTTTTATTGAGTAAGGGTATTACAAGAGAAAGCGACCCTAAAGTTTATGAAGGAATGGCTAAATGGGTAATGAATAGCACTGGTAGTGGAAATATGTTAAAATTATTAGAATCAAAAGCAGGACAGGAAACCGCAGGAACTTTGTTTTATGGTGCTAGATTAATGGCAGCAAATTTTAATACATTAAATTTAGCTTATTATGTAAAAATGCCTTCTGAAGTAAGAGAAATGGCATGGAAAGATATGGCTGCATATACATCTACAGTGATTATGTCAACATTAGCCTTGGCGGCGGCTGGTGGTACTGTATCTATGGACCCAGATGACCCTGAATTTTTACAAGTTAGATTTGGGAAAAAAGTTTACGACCTTACTGCTGGTCAAGCTCCATATATTAGAACATTTTTAAGAATAATAGAAGCATTTGGTGCAACTGGCAGTCAAGTTTTAGGGTATACAAGCAAATTTGAAGCTCGTAAATCAAGAGATTTTGCTTCAAATAGTGTTCTTAATTTTTTTAGAAATAAATTATCTCCAAATTATTCTTATGCAGTTAATGCTTATGTTGGTAAAAATACAATAGGTCAAGATTTTAATCCAATGGAAGTATTCCAAATATATCCAATGTATGCAGATGATGTTTACAATGCAGTTAAAGAAGATGGAATGGTATCATTATTAACTGTATTAATGCCTAATATTTTGGGAGTAGGTTTTTCTAGTTATTATTCAGATAAAACCATGAAGCCTATGGATGAAACAATAGAAATGGCTAAAAATAGTGATGAATTAAATCCTGAAACAATTAAGAAAGGGATGACTATGAAAGAGTTTAAGGAATATGCAGAAATGCGTGATAAATTAATTGAAGAAAAAATTACCAAATTATATAAAGAAGGTATATATGATAATAGGGAAGAAAAATATGTGCCTATTACAAAATCAACACCTGAAGAAATTACAGCAGCTATTATAAAAGCAAAAAGGCAAGCAACAACAGAATCTAAATCAAAATTTAATTCAAATAACGAAGAAGAGGATGATGAAAAATAACTAAAAATGAAACATGGAAACACTAGAAGAACTAAAACACAAACTTTCACTTTATGAACAAAATGGCGCAGCCAAATTATTTTACGCTTTAAATAGGAAGGCGAATGAAATGGCTGATTTATTGAATAAAACCAATATAAGCAATTTGTTACTTGATGACCCTAAAGACAAAACATTTGAAAGACTAAAAGTTATCTGGAACGACAGCGCTAGTATTTCCGCAGCCATTAAGGAATTAGGCATTTCAGCGGGCGTTACTGGGGATGAACAGAAAGATGTAGTCAAAAAACCATTTGTTGAAACTATAGCAGAGTCAAGAAAATAATGTTTGATAAAATAAAAATATACGGGGTAGAAATTAATCTACCTCCCGTCCCTGATGAGGTTGAGAATTGGGGAACTGATATTGCTAGTGAGCAGTATTGGAGAAGAAAAGAATTGCCTAAATTTTTTGAATCGGTAGAATACGATAAAGAAGGTAATGCGCTATTGGATTTAGAGCAATCTGATTTTGCAGCAAGAGAGGTAGATAGATGTAGAAAGGGGTTTTGGTTTTATAACAATGGAGTGCCAACTTTTCTTACAGGTAAACACTATTTTTATCTTCAATGGTGGAAGCTAGAGGATGATATTTATGGTGATTTCAGGGATGCAGATAGGCGTTATTTTTTGTTTCTAGACCATTGGGAAAAGACTCCTTGGTGTCTAGGTGTTGTTAGAGGTAAAAAGCGTAGAGAGGGTGCAACCTCGCAGGCGACATCAAATATCGTTTATGAGTGTATCTTTTATAAAAATAGCTTTTGCGGATTAACAAGCAAAACGCAGATAGATGCTAAAGCTGCATTTACAAACATGATTTCTTTTGGGTATAGGCAATTACCCGTGTTCTTAAAGCCAAAGCAATTAAATAACAAAGACAGCGTAAGTGAACTTGTATTTGCGCATAAGTCTGTAGAGGTAAAAGGTGGAAAAGGAAGTACAATTGACACAGATACCGGACATAGGTCTAAAATCGATTATAGAGCGCCTTCCTTGAACTCTTATGACTCCGGAAGGTTAAGTCGTGGACTATTTGATGAAGGCGGAAAATGGGCAAAAGAAAACCCATTCTCGACATTTATATCAATTGTAAGCAAGACACTTGTAAAGGGTGCTAAAAGGGTGGGATTTATAGAATGTCCATCAACATCCAATTCAATGACTAGTGGAGGAGAAGAATTTAAGATTGTTTGGGATAACGCAGACCATACTAAATACCTAAAAACTCCTAATAGACTTGCTAAATACTTTTCTCCGGCTTATGACGGGTACTTGGGTTTTATAGATAGATACGGGATGAGTGTTATTGACCCGCCAAACGAAGAGCAATATAAATTTTTAGTTGATAATTATGTAGGCGCAGGTGACCTTAATGAAGAAGATATTAAATTAGGCGCAAAAGAATATTTAAAAGAAAAAAGAAAAATTTTAGAAAGCGTACAATTAGAAGAAGAGATAAGGATGAACCCCTTTGATGAAAGGGAGATGTTTATGCTTCGGAATAATAATTGTCATTTTGATGCTGTATTACTTAACGATTTGTATGAAATATCTAAAATAAACGAAAAGGAAGTATTGGAATATGGCAATTGGATGTGGAAAGATGGCAAGCCTTTTACAGAGGCTGAATGGCATCCTACAACAAAAGAGAATGGTAGATGGACTATAGCTAAAAACTTTAAGCGACCTGAAGGTGAAACATATATAACTAGAGGGTCTTTATTTTTGCCTAAAAATCCTGTTCAATTTATTATGGGATGTGACCCATTTCAGAATTCAGTTGTGGAATATGGCGAAGGTTCTAAAGCCACAAGCTTGGTACTAAATAGATATGACATAGGCAATAATGACCCTGTATATAACATGATGTTTATTAGCAAGTATCACGCAAGACCTAGAATGGTAGAGTTATTCCATATGGATATGGTTTTACAATGCTTTGCTTATGGCGGACAGATATTGATAGAGGCTAAAATGGATGGCGGCTTGCGTAAGTTTTTTATAGATAATAACTGCGAAGCCTTCCTGATGAGATTGCCCGATAAAGCAAATTATGGTATTGACCCTAATGCCGATAATAAAGCACTTATGGTAAACCTATGGGAGCAGTATATATTAACGCATGGCAAGGAAGGTAAGTTGATATATCCGGAATTAATAGATGACAAGTACGATGGGCTTCTTAAATTCAATGTGAATGAAACCGAAGTAAGTGACCTTGTAATGGGAGGAGGATGGACGCTTGTTGCCGACTATTTTAAACGAGCAATTTTTAAGAAATCAGAAGATAGGATTAAGATAACAGACTTTTTTAAACAAACAAAAATAGCATAATGGCGTGGACTGACTTTTTTACGAAAATATTCGTTATAAATTTACCCGAAAGGACTGATAGGTTATTAGATGTAGCCGGAGAATTAGATAAATGGAGTATTCCGTATGAACTAGTTAATGCTATTAAGCATGAAAAAGGAGCAGAAGGACTACGCCTTACAGTGCAGGGTATATTTGAAAAAGCTGTTGAAAATAAATGGGATTCAGTATTGATTTTTGAAGATGACGCAATGTTTGTTGAATCGTGTGGCAACCCTAATGAAACAATGGAAAAGGTAGTAAAACAACTACCCGAAGCTTGGCATATATTACTATTAGGAGCGCAAGTTACTGGTGGTTTTAGAGCCAGAACTTCCCCTAATTTATTACGAGTAGAGAAGGCTTTTGCAACCCACGCATGGGCTTTGTCATTGCAGGGGATGAAAGAGATATTGGCGCAAGGCTTATATGCTCCAATAGATAATTGCATAGTAGAAAAAATTCAACCAATCGGACAGACTTACATAACATATCCGTTACTTTGCACACAGAAAGAAGGGATGTCTGATATAGGCGGTCAATTTATAGACTGGCGACCATTCATAGAAAATAGATACTATCAAAAACTAGGAGAAATACAACCATGAGAACATTATCAATCTGCATACCTACTTGGAATAGAGTAGAAATGACATTAAATAGTTTTAAGGAAGTTTACAATGATGATAGAGTAGAAGCTATTGTTATCGTAGATGATGCAAGCGATGAGCATATTTATAACAAATTAAAAGAAGAGTGCGATAAATTATCTAAAGTTAAATTATATAGAAATTTGACTAATAGAGATTGTTATGCTAATAAGTATGTTTCTATTAGCTTATCCCCTACCAACTATTGCATTATATTAGACTCTGATAATCAAATAGATACACTATATCTTGATAAGATTTTTGAACAAGAATGGGCGGAAGATATGATTTTAGCTCCAGATTGGGCAAAACCAACATTTAATTATACAGAGTATTCAGATTTAATAGTCAGTAAAGACAACTTAAAAGAATATATAGATAAGCCAATGTTTGAAACTTGTTTAAATTGTATGAATTATTTTGTAAACAAAAATACTTATTGTGATGTTTGGGATGCTACAACAGACCCCGTAACAAGTGATAGCTTATTCCAAAATTATAATTGGCTAATGTCAGGTAAGTATATTCATATTGTTCACGGGTTAAGGTATGAGCATTTAGTTCACAATCAATCTCACTATATAAATAATGTTCAAAGAACAGGTGATTTTAGAGAAATATTAATAGAAAAGATTAGGAAATTAAATTAAATTAATTAATTTTACTTATGGTATCTTTTACAAACGCAGGGAGAATGGGTAATTGGCTTTTTGAAGCGGCTACAGCAATGGCTTACGCTTTAAAGCATGATTTAGATTTTACTGTTCCAAATGTAAGCAGCAATCCAAAATGGAATCCTATTTATTGTTTACATTTAGTAAACTCTAGTTACAATCCTGATATTGAAAAAATACAATTATGGGAAGGGAAGCACTCGTATGAAGAGTTGCCTTTTGAAGAATCTTGGAGAGATAAAAATATAATAGTTGAAGGTTACAGGCAAACTGCAAAATACTTTGATGAATACAGAAGTGAGATTTTATATTTGTTAAAATTTGACTGGGTAAAGAAAGAGGGATATGTTGCAGTTCATGTTAGACGAGGAGATTATGTTACTTTAAGAGAAAAGCATCCTGAAGTTACTATTGAATGGTATGAAAAAGCTATGGCTATGTTTCCTAATTATAAATTCAAGTTTTTTTCTGATGACATTGCTTGGTGTATGGATGCGTTTAAGCATAGAAATGATTGCGAGTATTCCGGAAACACAGATGAACAAAGTGATTTAATAGAAATGAGTTGGTGTGAGCATCAAATATGTTCGCCTTCAACATTTTCATGGTGGGGAGCTTATTTAAATAGAAACGAAAATAAAAAAGTAATATTCCCGCAATTTTGGTTTAGTGCAGGATGGTGCGGATTAGATACAAGCGATATTGTAAACCCTGAATGGATAAAATTATGATTCAATTAACTATGTTTGATTTTCAGCATTTCTATCAAAGGATTGCAAAAGAGCTTCCAGATGATTGCAAAGTTTGTGAAGTTGGTGTTGCTGATGGCGATAGTGCCATTTACCTAGCACAAGAAATAAATAGACTTGGCAAGAAATTTAAGTTGTATATGGTAGATAACATGGATTATGGTGGTTATCTGCAAATGAAGACTATTTACCAAAATATTATAAAAAGCGGTTTAGGAGAGTTTATTGAAGTAGTTCCGTTTGCAAGTTTAGAATCAGTAAAATTATTCAATGATGGTTACCTTGATTTTTGCTTTATTGATTCGTCACATACTTACGAGGAAACTAAAAAAGAAATAAAAGCTTGGTATCCAAAAGTAAAAGACGAAAGTATATTAGCAGGGCATGATTACAATGCTTCTGATGTAAGAAAAGCGGTTGATGAGATTGTTCCGAAAGCATTTGTAAGAGATGATGTTAACGAGCAAAGTTTTAATCCAGAAATTGTGTTACATTCTGAAGATACTTTAAATGAATGGGGTTTATGGTGGTTAAAGAAACAATGGTATTTAAAATTAAATAAATAATTATGAAAACAGCTTTAGTTTGTGGCGCAGGTGGATTTATAGGTAGCCATATGGTTAAAAGATTAAAAAAAGATGGTTATTGGGTTAGAGGCGTAGATTTGAAATACCCAGAACATTCTGAAACAAAAGCAGATGAATTTATCGTTGGGGATTTAAGAGATGAGCAATTAGTTAGCAGGGTTTTATGGTCGCCAAAACAACATAATTTATTAGATAAGGATAATGCATTTGATTTAGTAATTCAAATGGCGGCGGATATGGGGGGCGCAGGGTATATTTTTTCAGGAGATAATGATGCAAATGTTATGCATAATTCTGCATTGGTAAATTTAAATATTGCATTTTATGCTTCCAAATGTGGCGTTAAAAAATTATTCTTTTCATCAAGCGCTTGCGCATACCCACAAGAAATACAAGAGTCTACAGATAACAAAGGTTTAAAAGAAAGCGATTGTTTTCCAGCTAACCCAGATAGCCCGTATGGATGGGAAAAGATATTTAGCGAAATACTATTTGATTCTTTTTATAGAAATTATGGTCTTGATATAAGAATAGCTAGATTCCATAATATATTTGGTGAAGAGGGTACTTGGGTTGGAGGCAAAGAAAAGGCTCCAGCTGCTGTTACTAGAAAGGTATGCGAAACAGAGGATGGAGGGGAAATAGAAATATGGGGAGATGGATTGCAAACAAGGTCTTTTTTATACATTGATGAATGTATAGAAGGTGTAATGAGATTGCTTGAATCTGATTATAGAAAACCAGTTAATATTGGTTCTGATGAAATTATATCTATTAACGATTTAGCTAAATTAGTAATTAGCATTTCGGGTAAAAATATAAAAATTAAAAATATAGAATCTAACGCAATAGGCGTAAGAGGAAGAAATTCAAATAATGAGTTAATACAAGAAGTTTTAGGGTGGCGACCATCAAAGCCTTTAAAAAAAGGATTAGAAAATTTATATGTTTGGATAGATAATCAAGTTAATAAAAACGCATGTATATGATGATATCATTTGACTATCTAGTCGACAAACACAAATTGGATATAAGGGGGGTATTGCATTTAGGGGCTTCTACCGGACAGGAAAGAGATGCCTATGACAATTATTGCAAGGGGAAAGTTATATGGGTAGAGGCTATACCTAAAGTTTATTTAGACCTCCAGCATAATATAAAACCATACCCACAACAAACAGCATATAATGTTTGCTTGAGCAATGTGGATGGCGATGAGGTTGTATTTAATGTTTCAAATAA